GTTATCTTAAGACTGATGACGTCCTTGACATGGTCAAGGGCCGACTAATAGACTTATTAGATGATGGCTTTTCGGGGAAGCAGTTAAAATTTGATTGGCGAAGTCCGTCTGTGAACTCGTGCTATGAGCACAGTGCTAAAGATGGTGGTCCTCATAATATCTATAACCGAGGTGGTTTAAGTGTTTTTACACGTACCACGACGACTACACGATACTCCCGGTGGAAATATAATGTCAATGACTTTAAGATTGACGATCCACGATTATTGGAGGAGATTGTGATAAATGAAAAAAGAACTAGTGATTTTACAAACGATCAATTCATTGGATTTGCCCAGTACAAAACTAGGGTTTGTCCGATATATGTCCCTTACCTCTGCGAGGATCTTTACGCAGACGCTGTAATGTTTTTCGATAGGAAAGATAGGTATTTAGTACCCATCGCTTCTGTCCATAAAGTCCTGGAGCCCTTTAAATGCCGTATTATAACGGCTGGGCCAGGAAACATTTATCAGCTTGGTAGAATCATCCAACATCAGTTACACCCAATTATCAAACATCATCGAAATACGATGTTTGCTTTAATTGGGAGACCCGTTAATCGTGAATTTCTTCAAGAAGTTTATGGTGATACGGTTGTGATTGATTCGGATGGTGAACGCGGGTTTTATCCCGACGGTCATGGAGGTTCGATCGAGGTTGACTTTCGTCATCCTCTCGGCATGAAGTTTAAAAGCTTCTTTGCTGCGGTTGATTACTCCACATCTACTGATGGTATCCATCCTATTATATCTGATACGTTTGTACGACATTTGTCGAAATTAGTAAATATGCCTGATCATCTTTCTGAAGCTGCTCTAAAGACCGTCGAAGGTCACATACTTGAATATGGGTTTTCACCCGAAAATTTTCTGAGACTTGGTCCAGAGATAATGAAGTATGCCCTAACAAGGGAAGAGTTGCTTGCCTATGGCTATGAACCCCGAGATTACTGTATATATGTCAAACAGACATTTGGACAGCTCATGGGTAGCCCTATCTCGTTCTTGATATTAGTTTATCTTAATGCTGCTATCTGTTGGACATCGGCGGACCTTTATGAGGGCCGGATGACATCCTTAGATGAGTGGCAAGATAGTTATAGACCCATTTTTAATGGCGATGATGGTTCCTTTCTTTCCAATCCTATTCATTATAAGATATGGCTAGCTACGGCTAGTTGTGCAGGCTTGAATAGTTCTATGGGGAAGACATATTGTTCCCGTGATTTTATTATGATAAATAGTGAAATCTATGCTACGAATATGGCAGGCTGCTTGACCGGTTCAATTACGGATATATTTGTCCTGAACCCTGGACTAGTTAAAGGTCAAGCTAAAGTGATGGGTGACACGAGGTCAGCGAGGTCCCAGTTAAACGGGACAATTTCATCGGGTGATTCATTCCAAATCTCAGACCATAAAATGGATATTGAGAAAAGATGGATGAAGAATAAACCTGATGTATATGGTGAATTGT